TGACGTTCAGCCCGAAGTGCTTCATGGCTCGAGTGACCGTCTTCGCCGAGTCGGCGCCCAGTGCGCACACATTCAGCTTCGTGTTCTTCTGGCTGGGCCGCAGCAGTCCCGCGAGCTCGATCATGGCCTCGCGAAAGCCAGCGTAGGTGCGAAAGCGCGGATTCTGAGGCCTCCAGGGTGGCTTGTCACCCTGCCCCTGCATCATATGCAGGCGGGGTGGTTGCCTCCCGCCACCGCCCAGCCTGGCGATCATCGCGGCGGTCTGTCGATTGATCTCAGCCGTTTGCAGCATCAGGCGCAGCAGTTCCTCTGGCGAGAACATCTGCATCTGACCATGCTCACCCATCACTCGCCATGCCGGCAGGACAAGAGCGGACACGTTTGAAAGTTGTCCCGTTGCCGGCAGGTCTCGTACTTCCCACCAGCGCGCTACCCCCATAGCTGACAATATTAGAACAAGCGTTCCACTCCCACGGCAACCGACTGCTCCGTCGCCTGCCGCCCTCGACGGCTACGTTAACCACGCGGTAACGCACCGTCAATAAACCATTACATGGACCTCGATGCGACGTTTCAATCAGCCACCTGACCGATTGACAAGGCATCGTTGGCTAGTACGCTAGAGTGCTACCAGAACGAGTCTCGTACGCGACCTTTAGATGATTGTGCCGCTCATGTTGCCCCGACGACCATCTCGTGTCGTGCGCGTGTTTCGTGAGCGGTTGCTGACCCTTCGCCTCAAACTCGCGCTCTCCCAGGAGGAGCTCGCCGACAAAGCCGGTGTCGGGCGATCGACCATCATCAAACTCGAGCGCGGTGGCCATTGCCCGCGACCGTCCACGGTACGCAAGCTGGCCCGGGCACTCGGCGTCAGGCCCAGCGAGTTGGTCGACACCGGCTAGCGGACACGTTTTTTTTCGTGTCCGCTGTTGTCCCGCCGGAGCCCTTGACGGCGTGCCAACCTTCCTGGCATGCGGTTACTGATCGAGGTGCGCGACGAGGACGTGAGCCCGCTGCGCGTGCTCGCGCTGCGTGATCATCGGTCGATTCGTGAGCAAGCGGGCTTTCTCCTCGCGCTGAAGATTCACGAGGACATCCGAACTGTCGAGGCACCCGTCGAGACGGTCGGCGAGGTGGCCTAGCCAATGTCGGAGGCCGTAACCACCGATCCGCGTGGGGCGTGGTTCGCGTGGCGGACGGCGATGGCCAAGCGTGGCGATCCGCGAGGCGACGATCCGCTGGCCTGCTACGAGTTCGGCGTGCACATCGGCGGGCGCGCGGCGATCGAGCGCATGACGAAGCTGTCGCGGCTGGTGCCGCTGCTACAGGACCTGCAGGATCTGCTGCTGGAGTCAGCCGTCGAGCGGGAGGCAGAGGGTGATGTTGTTTGAAATGCCCGGCTGGGCGTGGGTCGGCGTCGGGTGGGTGATGGCTAGCGTGTGTTTCGGGCTTGCGATGGGTCGCTGGTTCCGGTTCCTGCGCGACCGATGAATCTGGTCAGTCACGGCTTGGCCTACCCCGCGAGCCGTCGGCGCCGCGATGAAATCGGCGATGAGCCTGAACGGCAGTACATGCAGCGAGTGGTCGAGTACCTCGATCTGCGGGGCTGGACGCTGGTCTATCACACGTACGACAGCACGCGCTCGCCCGGCGGGTTTCCCGACATCATCGCGCTGCGGCGCGATCGCGGGCTTGCGCTCGAATGCAAGAGCCAGCACGGCGACGTCAAACGCCAGCAGCGCGAGTGGATCGCGGGGTTCAACGCCATCCCCGGCTTTCTGGGAGCGGTGGTGCGACCCTCGGATTGGCAATGGATTGTGGAGGTAGCCCGCTGATGTCTCGCACGAGCGTGATTCGCGTGAGTTTCAGTCGCCAGGTAAGCGACGGCAACTATGGCTCAGAGACCATCCGCCATGAGGTGGAAGTTGTCGCCCAGGATGACGACGAGGTCCTCGACAGCCTGACTGCGGCGCAGGCCCTGGCAGCCTGCCGTGGCGTTGTCCATACCGAGCTCGCGCGCTCGCCGACCTGGTCGGTCCGTCGCGCCGTCGAGCCGCCACCGACCGACGCTGGAACGCGATCCTGCGGATGATCCAGAAAGCCTGCCCTTCTGATGTGGCATCTGCATTACGACGGCGAGGCTGAGCCGGTGGCGCATGTGTGTGACTTTCACCGCGCGATCGCGCAGGGCCTGGCGTGTCCCGACCAGCGGCAGGATGGCGATTGCGACCACGTGCAGCACCGCGTGTGCGACTGCACCGAATGCTACCCGTGCGCCGTGTGTCCGGACGAGGTCATGGTCGCCTGATGGCGCTGTTGGTAGACGGCAACTGGCTGGCAGTCACGCGCGTCGATGAGCGTGCCTATGGTCTGTATCGCCACTACTCTGGGACGAAGCAGCAGCGGTGGCGGGAGCGTGGCAATACCAATGTGGCCGGGCCAGGCGAAACGATGGTGCTGTTGACCCAAGCGTGCGACGCGCTGTTTGTGTGGACGTACAACACCGTGCAACGCCTCGATCACCAACTGGGCGTCAACTGCGCCGTATTTCGCAACGAGGGTTCGGTGCTCAGTTCCGAGCTCATCCGCGAGGCGGATGAGCTCGCATGGCACCGCTGGAGTGACCAGCCGCGTCACTTCAGCTATGTGGACCCGACCAAGATTCGTCGCAAGCGTGACCCGGGCCGGTGTTTTCTGAGAGCCGGCTGGCGAGCCTGTGGCGCATCGGACAGCGGCAAGTTACTGCTGGAGATCGTCGCCTGATGGCGCGGGCGACGGCGTTCGTCGCTGGGCTGGCGGTCGGGTTCGTGTTCGCGACCGGGATCATGGTGAGCCATGCCGATGACGTGCAGGCCGAGGTGCTCGAGGCGGCGGCGGTCGCGCACGTGGATCCGGTGGACCTGGCCGGCGCGGTCGCGACCACGGGCATGGATCCGCAGAGTTATCTCAAGGCCGTCGGCGAGTGGCCAGCCTCACCACCTGGTTCGCCGACGGCGTCCGTCTCCCCACGGGTGGCGTGCATCGAGCAACGAGAATCGCAGGGCCTGAACATCGCCAACCACCGCGGTTCTGGGGCGGTCGGCATCCTTCAGTACATGCCGTCGACCTTTGCCGCGCACGCCGCGGAGATGGGTCATCCGGAGTGGAGTCCGTGGGTGCCGGCACAGGCGCGCGCGGTGGCCGCACATGACCTCGCGCTCGGGCGGCGCGGGCAGTGGACCGTTGGAGGATGCTGATGACACAAGCGATTGAAAAACGGACTCTAGCGCTGGACATGTGGGGCGCGGAACGCCTGGAGGTGCTGCGCCAGCAGATTTGCCCGGGCGCGAGCGACGCCGAGCTGGACCTGTTCGCGCAGGTATGCAGCAGCACGAAGCTGAATCCGTTCGCCAAACAGATCTGGATGATTCCGCGGCGGCGCAAGGTCAGCGACCGCTGGGAGACCTATCAGGTGATCCAGATCGGCGTGCACGGGCTGCGGCTGATCGCCCAGCGCTCGCGGGAGTACGCCGGCCAGGATGGGCCGTACTGGTGCGGCGAAGACGGCGAGTGGATCGACGTGTGGCTGGCAGAAAAGCCGCCGGTGGCGGCGCGCGTGGGCGTGCTGCGCAAGGGTTTCCCCAAGCCGGTCTGGAGCGTGGCCGTGTGGAGGCGGGCGGTACAGACCACCAGCGAGGGCAAGCCGATGGCGCTGTGGGCTACCCGCGGGCCCGAGCAGCTGGCGCTGGCGGCCGAGCGCGACGCGCTGCGGCGGGCGTTCCCGCTCGAGACAGCCGGCGTCGAGGCAGTGCTGGACGAGGAGTCGGAGCGTGCCGCGGCGTCGCGCTACAGCGAGATTTTCGCGAAGGAAGACGACGTGGTGATTTCGGGCAATCGTCTGGTGGATCGCACCAGTGGCGAGATCGTGGAGGCGGCGCACGCGGCAGCCGAGCGGCGCGACCAGGACATCGACCAGATCGAGTACGAGCGGCAGCAGCGCATGGAGGGAGTGAAGTAGCGGCGTGAGTCGGCGAGCGAGTAGTGACGCTGCGATCCTCGGGCAACTGATCGGCCTGCACTTCTACCACGAGCCGATCACCCTGGACGCGACATGGGGCCGTGGCGTCATCTGGCGCGGGTGCCCGTACCAGCCGACCACACGCTTCGATCAGCGCCAGATGGATGGTGTCGACGCCGTCGGCGCGTGGTCGGACCTCCCTCGACTCTTCGAGCCAGGCAGTTTTCAGTTGGTGGTGTGGGATCCGCCGCATCAGACCGACGGCGGCGAACGCGCCTTCAGCAAAGGCGAGTGGTCGAACGCATACGGCACGTCGCTGATCCGCGGCTTCGACAACATCAGTCACCTGTACCCGGGCTTTCTCGAGTCGGCGCGTCAGATCCTCGTCGACAACGGCATGCTGTTGGCCAAGGTCGCTGACATGGTGCATGGCAACGAGCAGCAGCTCCAGGCCGTCGACCTCGTGGTCGCGGCGCGTGCGGCAGGCTGGACGGTGTGCGAGATGGTGCCGAAGATGCGCCAGCCGACACCCAACGATCCGCGCTGGCGGCGTCAGTTGCACATCCGCAAAGCGTGGTCGTACTGGATCTGCGCCCACCCCGGACCTCAGTGCACTGCGGTCGGCGTCGCCTTGGTCAGACGCTGCGAGGGCTGCGGACGCGATTTTCGAGCTCGCCGGACCGACGCGAAAGTGTGCGGCAACCGCTGCTGGATGCGCGTCTCGCGGCGCAAATCTGTGGGACTTCGCAACGCAACAGAACAAGTGCTAAGTCCCACAAAACGCGGCCCATGAAACTGTCCACTGACGACCTGAATGACTTCGGCCGCGCGCGTCTCGAGGATGATTTTCGGAATGTCGAGCGACGCGACGGCGGCAAGACGTCGAGAACGGACTTCGCGCTCGGGTGGATGGCGGCCATGGTGCGCGTTCGCCAGCGTTCGTACTTCAACCGTGACGGGAGGGATTGGGATGCCACAGAGCATGCCGCCGGCGCTGGAAGGTGAGACGGAGCGGGAGTACGCGTGGCGCATATTTCCGGATGATGCGCGCGAGCTGCTGCTGGCGCCGGTGGCGCGCACGGCGCAGTGCAATCAGGAGTTGTGTCACGCGCCGATCTGGTGGGGCGTTACGCGCGCGAATGGAAGACGGTGTCCATTTGATATCAAGCCGGATGGCACGCGCACCGGCACCTCGCACTCGAGAACATGTCGCGATCGACCGGGACGAAAGGAGAAAACAGATGCCTGACTTTGCAGCTCGAGTGGCGTCGGTGCGCATCACACCGTCGCGTGCGGACGACGTCAAGACGGTGGTCCGCGTGATCATCGAGAGTCACGACATCAGTTGCGATCCGCTGGTGGGACTGATCGACAAAGATGTTGCGGTGACGCTGGAGTTGCTGCCATTACCGCTGACCCCGATAGAGAAGGCGATCGAGCAAGCCTCCAAGGAAGCGGTAGCGGTGCCAGCGGCGGGTCGACGGAGGAACGGCACGCGCTCGAGCGAGCAGGCGTAGTCCTCGATTAATGGCGTACATTCAGGTGCATCAGTCGCTTGGCCACCACCGCAAGACGCTGCGCATGGCGGCCAGGCTCAAGTGCGACCACCACAAACTGCTAGGGCATCTCATCGACCTGTGGTGGTGGGGGCTGGACAATGCCAGTCCTCAGGGACTCCTGGGGCGCGTGGCACCCGAAGAACTGGCGATCGCGGCGGGCTGGGCGACGAAGGATGCGGGCCGCTTTGTGGAAGCGCTCCTGGAGTGTGGAGGTGACGGCCAACCAGGTTTCCTCGAGCGCTCCGCATTGGGGTACATGCTGCATGACTGGCCGGATTATGCGGGCAAATTGAACGACCAGCGCGCCCTGCGGCGGGAGTCGAACCGACGGGCCCAGTCAGCACGTCGTCAGCGCTTACAGACTGCTGACGTCAGCGCTGACAGTCAGCGTAGTCAGCACCCTACCGGACCGGACCTTACCGGACCGGACCTTACCGGACCGGATACCCTCCCTAGTCCCTCCCATGACGTCAGCGCTGACGCGCTGGAGACGAACGGGGCCGCGGCCCCGAACCCCAGGAAGACGGGCACCCGTCGATCGAAGCCACACGCCAACGGGACGCCAGTGCCAGCGTGCTGTCCGAATTTTGCCCGCACAGGGCAGCACTGGGAGCATTGTCCAGAGGCGCAGACGGCATGAGACCCCTCGATGACATCCTGCCCGATGCCGATGGCCGGCCCTATCTGCCCACGCCAGACGCGATGGAGAGTTGGCTCGAGGACCGCTTCGCTTGGCAGGCGATCAAGTACATGCGGCCTGAGATCGATCTGCGTCCGCAGGTCTCCGTGGACACGTCCGCGGGTCGTTTTCGTCTCGACTTCCTGACCGCCGGCTACCGGGTCAACCTCGCGTTCGAGTGCGACGGTGCGGCCTATCACCGAAGCCCAGAGCATGAGGCGTGGCGAGACCAGCTGATCCTGCAATCGGGGGCGGTCTGGGGCATCTATCACCTCCCGTATCGCGATCTTGTCGAGTGGCCAGAATGGTGCTTCCTCGCGATTGCCCGTCGCCACTACGACCTGTTCAGAGACGGCGCGCTGCTCAACCTGAAGACGCTGGCACAGGGAGTTGCACCGAGATTGGGTGTCACGTATCGGTGCCAGCCGTGATCACGAGTGAGGAGGTCTTCCTGACCTGGATGGATCGGGACACCACGCTCACGCCCGTCGAGAGACGCATCATGCGCGAGCTGGGGCTGCGGCTCGGCTCGTGGCTGCCCGTCATCGGCATCGCGCGAGCCGTGTATCGCGACACGGAGCCAGGCTTGCTAGAGGCCGATCGGGCTACGCTGCGCACCCACATATGGCGCATGCGCCACAAGTTCGCCGAGCACGGCGACCCGTGGCAGATCGAAAACCACTACTCGCACGGCCTGTACCGCCTGGTGTATGTGGCATGATGTCCAAGCGTCGGGCTGGCTCTGGCTCTGTTGGGACTCTGTTCGGGGTCAGCTCGACGCCTGATGTGACGAGGTCCGCTTGAGGCGGGGCTCGGCTGGCTTCGGCCTGGTTGGGTCAGACAGGGCAAGCACCGCTGAGGCGTGACACGGTAAGGCATGGCGTGGGCGGGGTGCGGCAAGCCTCGCTCAGGCACGGCAAGGTTAGGTCCGGTGCGGCGTGGTACGGCTCCGGTTGGGTTCGGTCAAGTCCGGCGAGGTCAGCTGCGCCTCGGCAAGGCTGGGGATGGCTGGGCTGGGTCTGGCGCGACGTGGAAGAAAACCGCCTTTGGGAAAGGACAACTGCATGGTAATTGCATCCAGCAACGGTTCGTTGCTTGAGACGATCAACTCGGTATCCAACGATGCCGAGAGCCAGATCGTGCTCGAGATGCCGTACATCGCCGAGATCGAAATCACGGGGTCAGCAGCACTGCTCTTTCACCGCTGGTCAGTCGATGGAGTCGAGGCCAAAGGGCGGGCACCGAAAGGCTCCACCGCCAAAAAAACGGATGATGTCGAAACGTACGTGTACCGTGACCAGGAACGCGGAATCTGTCTCCCATCCGAATACGTGCGCCAGTCATTGATTGGAGCAGCTCGTTATGTGCAGGATCCACGCTCACCACGGAAGTCGGCGATCGACCTGTTCAAGGCCGGTGTGGTCACGCTCGATGAATTTTGTTCCCTCGGCTCGAAAGAGTGGGACTATCTCGACCGCCGGCGGGTGACCGTGCAGCGCAGTGGCATTACTCGCGCACGGCCAGCCTTCCGTGCAGGCTGGAAATGTACGCTGCAGCTCCTAGTGTTGACACCAGAGTACATCGGTCCGGCGCTGTTGCAGCACACACTGGTCAACGCCGGTCGATTGATTGGTGTAGGTGATTTTCGACCCACCTTCGGACGGTTCCAAATCACTCGATTCCAGATACTGGACCGCCAGTAGGACGTGGTCAGGTTGGGGTGAGGTCGGGTACGGCGTGGTTAGATCGGGTGCGGTCTGGTTAGGCCAGGTCAGCCTGGGCATGACGGTGTCGGGCGGGACCTGGTCGGGTCCGGCTAGCCTGGGCTCGGGACGGCGGTTTGGCATGGCTGGCCAGGGCAGGACTAGCTTTGGCGCGGCGTGGCACGATGAGGTCGGGCGTTGGCAAGGCATGGTTCGCCCGTGAGAATCCTCACTCTCTGCGAGAAGGGATTGAATAGAAGTGTGACTTGCAAATATTTATTGCAGGACCACCACGAGGTCCTCGCCGCAGGCCTCAATCTCAGCCCCGAAACCCTGCGCATGCTCTACGCCTGGGCCGACCAGATCGTCCTCCTCGACGCCCGCTTTCTCAACCGCATCCCAACCCAAACGAAAGTGCTGGTGTGCAACGTCGGTCCGGACCGTTTCGAGCACCACTACAACCCCGAATTGGTCCGGCTCCTCCGCGGACTACTCAAAACTGCGGGACTTCTGGACTCCAGCCCGCGCGTTAGCATCTCAAATACACACTCCAGCCGATGAATTCCGGCGCGTACGCGACGGTCGCTAGCCGTACCGGGAGGGGCTCGAGCGCGGCTGGACTGAAACCGGGTATGGGGGGTGGCAGACTGCCAGAATGCCGCGGCTGGGTAGGTTGGGCAAACTGCAGCTCGCAACAAAAACTGCGACATCGCACATGAAACCTGGGCGTCGCAAACAATCCGTAGCAATCCAGGCGATGGGCTAGCGATGGCAAGCAATCCAGGCAATGCCCGGCAAGAATTCCTGGACATCGGCCATACCCGGCCTTCCTGGCGCTCGCGCTCGAGCGACTGGACGACACACTGCCGCGGCTGAGGCAGGTCTCATGAGCAAGCACTACGACGCCGAGTACTTCGACCGGCTCGAGCAGCGGCGCGACAAGGAGGCGCGCCGGGCTCGCGAGCAGGACCTGCATGACCACCCGTGGAAGACTGACTCGTGGTCTACGCAGGTGTTCCTGATCGTGGTGTTCTTCCTCGCGCTAGGCGGCGTGCTGCTCATCGGCGGCCTGCTGAGCGGCACCATCCACTAACAACGATTTTCTAAGCCTTCAAATTCGAGGCTGAGATGGCCTCTGGGTCCGAAGACGACCCGGAGGCCGTTTTTGTACCCTTCGGCCGTCTGATGCCGATTGTGACGCCTACGAAGGCGCTGCGCTCCACACCCCTCGGCGACCAGACGTTGGCCGACCAGCCGCGCAAGGCGAGCCGGGACGGCACCCTGCGCGGCAAAGGACTCGGGCCCGGCGTCGGCGCCAGACCGCCCTACCAACCGTACGGCGCGGCACGCGAACTGATGCGCAATCGCGATCGCGAGGTGCTTCTCTCAGGGCCCAGTGGCACCGGCAAGAGCATGGCGTGTCTGCAGAAGATCGACCTGGCCGCAAGCCAGAAACCGATGCGGGCCGCGATCGTGCGCAAACTCAGGACGGCGCTGACGCAGGCCGCGCTGGTGACCTTCCGCGAGAAGGTGCTGCCGCCGCCACCCAACGCGATCTGGTTCCACCACGAGGACCAGGAGTTCCGCTATCCGAACGGCAGCCGCGTGGTCGTGGCCGGCCTCGACGACCCGCGCAAAGTGCTCTCGACCGATTTCGACCTGATCTACGTGCAGGAGGCGACCGAACTCGACGAGCAGGACTGGCTCATCCTGCTGACACGGTTGCGCAACAACGCGCTGAGCTATCAGCAGATCCTCGCCGACTGCAACCCGAGCTTTCCCAACCACTGGCTCAAGGTGCGCTGCGATAGTGGCGAGTGCGCGCTGCTCGAGTCGCGCCACGAGGACAACCCGCAGCTCTTCGACCACGCCGCGAGCGTCTACACCCCGTTCGGCACGGAGTACCTGAAGACGCTGGACTCGCTGACCGGCTACCTGCACAAGCGGCTGCGCATGGGACTGTGGGTCGCCGCGGAGGGCATGTTCTTTCCCGAATGGGATCCCGAGGACCACCTGGTCGAGCTCGACGGCGAGGAATTGCCGCGCGACTGGCCGCGCTGGATCAGCGTCGACTACGGCTTCGCGGTGCCGTTCTGCGCGCTGTGGTTCGCCCGCGACCCCGACAGCAGGGAGATCTGGGTCTACCGCGAGGTGTACGGCTCGGGCTACCGCGACGAGCAGCAGGCCGACCTGATCAAGCAGCGCCTGGCGCCGGACGAGCGCATCCTGCAGATCGCGCTGGACCCGAGCATGTTCAACGCGCGGACCGAACAGAACCGCCCCAGCATCGCCCAGGTGTACGCGGCCCGAGGCCTCGGGACCCGCGTCACGCAGGGCATCTTCCCGGCCCAGAACAACCGCAAGCAGGGCTGGGCGGTCGTCCGACGCGCGCTGGCGCACGACGAGGGCACGCCGCGGCTCAGGATCGTCAGGGGCGCGTGTCCGAACCTGGTGCGCGAATTGCCGGCACTGGTGCGCGACCCGCTCGATCCCGAGGATACGCAGCAGACGCTCAGGAGCAAAGAAGTGTCCGACCATGCGTGCGACGCCCTAAGATACGGACTGTGCACCGAGGCGCTGCCGGCGCCAGCCTCCGCAGTTCGAGCGACGTTCGGATAGGCGTGGCTACCTTCAGCGTCTACACCAACCTTGAGGACACGCGGCGCAGCATCACCATGCTGCAGGCGGACCCGGTGATCGAGATCGCCGACCAGATCCTCGAGCGCGCCGATCCGGAGTTTCTCAGTGTGGGCGACGGTGTGGTGACGTTTCACTGCAGCAATGGCGACGTGAGCTACGGGCTATGCGAGCACGACGACCTGCGCGAAACGTGGCTAGGTGTCCGTTCCGACGTCGATGAAGACGACCTCTCACCCGATCAGGGTGATGCCGCATGACGGCCCAGACCTCCCCGAGGAGCGTGCCGCCCTCGTGACCATCGGTCGCGCCAGCCGTGACGATTTTTCCCTGATGGAGTGCGCGCAGCGTTTGAACGGACCGCACTGCCCGCACCAGATCGACGAGCACGCCCATAGCGCCGACATCCAGTGCTGCTGGTGCGGCACCCAGTGGACCGAGCCACGCTCACAGACGTTCGATCGCCACGGCTCGTATCTGCCCTCGCGCACACGCGAGGGGGGGTCGTAATCGCGCTATGGCCGTCGCTACTCCACGTCGTGCTGGCGGAAATGTCTCGCGCGATGACGCGAGATTGCTCGACCAGACGCTCGACCTGGCCAACGAGTTGCGCGTCAGGTTCAGACTCAGGAACCAGCTCTACGCGCTGATCGACAGCGTGATCTACCAGGACACCTACGTCGAGATCCCGGAGGCGTACCGCAAGACCGCGCTCGAGATGCGCAACCCGCTGGCCATCGACATCGTCGACACCACCGTGTCCGCGCTGTGCGCCAACCCGCCGACGGTGCAGTACCAGCCGACCGCGTTCGGCGACGCGGCGCAGCAGAACGCCACCCTGAGAGAGCACTTCTTCGACGCGAGCTGGCAGCGTCAGGAGCAGGACAGTCGCCGGCCGCTGCTCAGATCGCTGATGTACAGCACCGTGGCCAAGGGTGAGGGTGTGCTGAAGACGATCAGTCGCGCGAACTCGGCGTGGCGCGAGTACTCCGACCAGGCCAAGGCCATGGAAGAAGAGATCATGGCCGAACAGCGCTACGACGCCGACGCCCAGCGGCGGCTGTTCGACAAGGAGACCGAGCAGCTCAAACTGCTGGCGCCATATCCGATCGCGAGCACCGACGTGCCGCCCGAGACGTTCTATTACAACCAGAACGAAAACGGGTTTACCGCGTGCGTCGAGGTGAAGACCATGCCGTATCTCGAGGCGCTCGCCCGCTTCGGCACGGGGCTCGACCGCGACGGCAACGTACTGGCACCCGACGACTGGCAGTCGCTGGACCCGCGGGCGATGTCGCTGGCGCGCTCGGAGTGGCCGCGCATCATCCAGCAGCACCGTCAGATCACCGTGATCGAAGCATGGGACTACCAGACGTGCGCCATCGTGCTGCTGGGTCCCGGACAGCTAGCGCAGGCATCGACGCAATTGCAGAACGGCACGCTGGTGCGCAGGATCCAACACGGCTACGGCGACCCGGTGCTGAAGACGCTGCGCGGTCCGTACTTCCTGGCGCACGGGCTGACCACGAGCTCGCGACTGCCCGAGCGGGCCGGCATCAGCATCCTGTACGGCTACCTGATGCTGTTCCCGCTGATCGACAGCCTGCTGACCATGCAGGGCAACAGCGCGTTCCTGACCGGCTGGCCGGCGTTCAAACGCACCACGCCACCAGGCCAGGTGCCGGGCATCCAGGGTGGCGTCGGACCGTACGCCAACGACAACCGCGACACCGACGCCACGCAAAGAATTCAGCCGGGTATGGTCTACCCCTTCGACATCGGCCCGATCGAACAACCCAAGGCCGGCCAGGACCTCGACAAAGTCCTGCAGAACGCCCAGACGATGGCGATGATGGCGCAACCCGAAGTCATCCGCGGCGGCGCTGGCGGCGCGCAAAGCGGCTACCAGCTCAACCAGCAAGCCTTCCTGGCCCGCCTCAAGTGGGACCCGATCGTGGGCAACGTCAGCCAGGCGCTCGCGGATCGCTGCGCCTTCGAGTCATGGCTGATCGAACGCAGGATCGGCGAGACCGTGTACGCCTTCGCCGAGGAGCGGCCGCCCCAGCAGCGCGGCAGGTACGCCGGGCAGACCCGCGCCGGCTGGATCGGCATCGGACCCGACGACCTCGGCGGCGTGCACCGCTACAAGGTCCGGCTCGACATCAGCACGCCGTCCGACGACGTGGTCGCCACGCGCGCCATCGGCGAGAAGATGCAGCTCAAGCTGATCACCTACGAACAGGCCTGCCGCGACTCGGGCTCCAACCCGGACGAGGTCGAGAAGTCGTGGCTGCTGCAGAACATGAAACAGTCTGGCCCGGTCCAGCAGAAACTCATGGAACTGACCTTCCAGAAACTGGGCACCATCCTCGCCGCGCAGATGGGCGGCCCCGGACCGACGCCGCAGGAGATGGCCGGTGTCACGCCCGCGGGCGTAGGCGGCGTCGTACCCGGTGGCATGGGGAATCCACCCCCCGGTGGGCCCGGCGTCGGTGGCGGCCAGGGCGGCATCCCACCACCGGGCGCCGGCGGGCCCGTGCCGCCAACGCCGGGACCAGGACCAGGACCGGGCTCCCTGCCGGGTCAACCGGCGACACCCACCATGCCCAACGCGATAGGAGCCGGATGATGCCGCAGCGTCGTCAGACGAAGTACCCGAATCTCAAAGCCGGCGGCAAGTCACCGAGCGAGCCCGTCGAGGTGCAGAAGGCGCGCTACCTGGCCGGCTACTCGGTCGACTGCACGCTGACCGCCGGAATGAAAGCGGCCGGCGTCAACAACCACACGGTGTACCAGTGGCGCGAGCACGACGACGAGTTCGTCATGCGCGAGAACGAATTGCGCGGCGAGCTGGCCGATCGGCTCGAGTCGGAAGCCATCCGTCGCGCGTACAGCGGCTTCGACCGACCGGTGTACCAGCGGGGTGAGCTGGTCGGCTACGAGCGGGTGTATTCGGACATGCTGCTCAAGTTGATGCTGACCGCGCTCAAGCCCGAGAAGTACCGCGAGCGTGTGGACGTCTCGGGCACGGTCGAGCAGATCGTGAGGCAGGTCGCCGGGTTCAACGCCAGCGAGGTGCTCTAGTGGCACAGCGGGTCGAAACTTACGATTTGATCGCGTCTGACCTCGCCTCGTGGCTGGATCAGACCTCGACCTCGCTGGCCGTGGCGCTCAGTCCGCAGGGGGTGGCGCCATTCGCCGCGCCGATCAGCGAACAGCAGAAGTTGATGTACTACTCGAGCCAGTTGTTCATGCCGGACGGCACGCCCAACGAGCAGGGGCGCAACGCCGAGTTGCAGCGACTGGGTCCGATCGGCTTCAGGACCGTGTACCGAGCCGTGATCGAAGCGTTCCCGTGGCTGAAGCTGCCCGCGCCGCCGGAAGGTGCGGCACCCAGTCCGCTGGGCGGTCCGACCGTGGCCATGGCCGGCGGTGGCATCGTCACCCAACCGACCGTGGCGCTCATCGGCGAGGCCGGGCCAGAGGCCGTGGTGCCGCTGGGGCAACAGCCCGACCCAGGCCTGACCGCGCACTTGAGCGGCCAGTCCGCGGCCGCCAATCCACAACCAGGCGAGATCCAGCAATACATCACGCAGGCCGCCCAAGCGCGCGGCATCGACCCCGCCACAGCGCTCTCCGTGGCCTACTTCGAGGGCGGGCGCGACCCATCGAACCCGAGTCAGCCGGCCTTCTCCAATCCTGCGGTGCGTGGCACGTTCAACACCGGCTCGAGCTGGTGGCCGTTCCAGTTGCACTACGGCGGTCAAGGCTACGAGCAGTACGGCACCACGCCAGGGCTGGGCAACGAGTTCACCGCGCAGACCGGCTATCAGCCGGGCGACCCGGCCGCGTGGCGCCCCAGCGTCGACTTCGCACTCGACACCGCCTTGCAGCGTGGCTGGTATCCAACGTGGTATGGCTCCCAACCAGCCGGCGTCTCGAAGTGGCAGGGCATTCCGCAGCAGCAGGCATGATGGGTTAGACTCGCGAGTGGCAGCCCGCCGCTCGGATCGACGCGGGCTGCTTCGTGTTCGAGCGGTGGGAGCCCCTTCAAGAAGGGACCCCACCAACATGGCCTACGCATCAGCATCCAACGGCAGCACCAAGAAGGGTTGCCCCGGCGAGCCGAGCGGCAAGGGCAACAATGCCACCTACGCCAGCAAGGCCGGGTCTGCGGGTGCCAGCAGCGAGCCCGGCAGCAGCATGGGCGGCGGCGGCATGACCACCAAGGGCAACGCGAAGAAGTTGAACGGCAATGGCCGCTAAGCGCTGGACCGAAGCCAGCGACCTGCGCGCCGACCGCAAGGCTGGCATCAAGCAGGGCTCGAAACGCGACAACGCGCTGGACAAAGCTCGGAGTGTCCCGGTCCGGCCGGCGGCGAAGTCAAAGAAAGGCAAGTAGCGATGGCCCGTTCGACGGCTGCGAAAACCACACCGCGCGCGAAAGCCGCCTCCCCGGCACGAGCGCGGACGCCAGCGGCGCGGACTCCCGCCGTCCCGCGGCCAGCGGCGCCTGCCGTCCGGGTACCGCGGTCCGCGCCCCTGGCCCGACCTGTCGCCGCCCGCGCCGTGCCGCGAGTACCGGCGAGGCCTGCCATGCCACGACCCGCGGCCATGCCCGGTGGTGCGCCGCGCTTGCCGGGCCCGATCGCCCGCACGCCGATGGCGCAGCGCGCGCCACGCATGCCGTTGCCAGGACCAGCCGTTGGCACCACGGCGCCCAGCATGCGTGGCATGGTGCCGCCACCGTTCGCGCTCGGCCCGTTCCGATGAGCCTGTCGTGCGGAGGACGTGGCCCGTGCTGCCACGTCGGCTATGCGCACCGTCACTGCGAGCACTGCGACATGGTGATCGCGGTCAACGTCGGGCCCCATAGCCACGGCTGGTCGGGCTGGTACCCGTACGGCGCGGGGTACCCGTGGTACGGCGCCACCTACTCGGGCAGCAACCTGCTCAGCGGTGTCTACTCGAGCGGTCTCGCCAGCCAGATCAACCACATGCAGGCACTTCAGTCAGCCACGGAGGTTCCGATCGACAATGCCGGGCAATAGCGTGCGACGACCCAACCAGCCAGCATCGGGACCCGCCGTCGGCAGCATCTTCATCGGCCTCGGCCCGCTCATGCCGATGAACGGCTCGGACCACACCGAGAACGGTCCGCTGTACCGCAACACGCAGACGCCGAGCTGGTCGCGGTGCACGTGTTTCGACACCCCCGAGGACTACGGTGGTGGCCCGTGGGCGGAGAGCATGATCCCGTCACCCCTGGGCCGCGGCCTCCCCAGTCGCTGGGGCATGGGCAAGAGTTTCTGATGGCGATCCTCAAGGCAGCCCAGAGAAAGCGGCTGCCAAGCTCGAGCTTCGCGCTGCCCGGCAAGGGCGAGGGCAAGAGCGGCAAGGGCTCCGGGAGCTACCCGATCCCGGACGCCAGCCACGCCAGGAATGCCCTGAGTCGTGTGGCGCAGTTCGGCTCGAGCTCCGAGAAAGCCCAGGTACGGGCCAAAGTCAAAGCCAAATTCCCGAACATCGGCAAGCCAAAGAAGTGACGCGGGGTGGTGTAGCGGCGAGCATGGCACCGTTGTCAGGTGCAGACCTGGGTTCGAGTCCCAGCTCCGCATCCCAACGTGAAGGAGGCGGCTGACACCGTACGGCAGCTACGACCCGTTCCTCGGAACGGCCACCGGCTACAACAACCAGTACGTCCAGTCGCAGACCGCGCTCGCCTCGCAACAGGCGCAGCAGGCATACCAGCAGGCGCAGGCGCAGAACCAGAGCGACCAGCTCGCATTCCAGAAAGCCCAGGCGGCCTTCACCGACGCGATGTCGCTCGGCTCGGCGTACGGCTATTCGATGGGTGGCAACCCGTACAACTTCGGCTCCATGAACCTGCCGCCGGCCGGCACGCCGCTGCAGTCGACGATGAACACGCTCGGCTCCGGCGGCGCCATCCCCGGCCAGACTGGCTTCAACACCGGCACCACGGCGAATTACCAGCAGCAGCTCGCCCAGCAAGCCCAGGCGGCTGCCGGGCTGACCGGCTTCTACAACGCGCCGAAGACCTCCGCGTACTCCCCTGGCACGTTCGTCCGCATCGACCCCAGCACCTACGACCCCAAGTACGGCACCCAGCTCGACTACGTGCTGCCATCGGGTCAGCTTCAGCGGGTCACCACGACGCAGGCCTCGCAGATGGGCTGGAACGGCAACCTCGACGACCTGAGCACGCTCCCGTTCGGCCAGGCATCCATGCTGGAATCCGCGCCGCCCCAGTACCTGCCGCAGCAGACGCTGCAGGGACAGCAGGCCTACCAGGCGATGAACACCCAGGCCCAGCAGGCGGCGCTCTCCGCGTCGCAAGCCACGGGCATGTACGCCGCGCCGGCGGCGATCACCGCACCCGGCACCAACCTGGGTGGCGGCAAGTTCTCGGATCTCGACCAGGCCACCCAGCAGGCGTACTTCTACTCCAACGGTGGCGATTGGCAGGCCGCCATGAACAAGTGGGTCGCGGACTCGAACGCCGCGATGCAGCAAGCCACCGTCAACGCGGGCGGCACCTGGAACCCCGGTCAGGCCGGTCAACCTGGTGGACCCGCCACACCGCAGGAGACGATGGCGGCCCAGCAGCAGTACTTCAACCAGGCCCAGAACCTCGCCCAAACGTACGGCCAGTACTACGCGCCCAGTGCACCAGGGCAAGCCGCTCAGCCGGGCGTGAACGCACCCCAGGCCGGGCAGACGACGCAGTCCTACCAGCAGTTCCAGCAACAAGCCGCCCAGTCGTACCTGGGCCTGCTCAGCCAACTCCAGGGCCCCCAGGATTATGGGAAGTATCTGAACGTGCTCGGTAGCACGCCGTCAGGCATCCAAGGGCTGGTGGGAGCCGCGGCGGGCAACTACGTGCCGGGCGGCGGGGTGACGGGCGTCGCACCACAAGCCCAGACCCTGCAGAACCTGGTGGGCGCCGCGACGGGGTACGCGGGTGGTGGCGCCGGCGCGAACGCCGCGACAACCGGCCAGACCCAACAGCAAGGCACGGGCACCGGTGGCACGGCCTCACCCGGTGGGCAGAACTACCAGGACTTCCTGGCGACCGCGCAGGGACTACCGCCGCCCAGCCAGATCGCGCCGCAGAGCTTCAACGCCATGGCTCCGTCGGCTCAACAAATGTTAGGTGGAATGTACAGCTCACTGGGGTGGGCCCCCGGCGACATCAACAAGTTGTATACCCAAAGTTTACCTAAGTACGCGGCAGGGTCGTCAGCAGGGAGCTTCAGACTAGTTTGATGACGTCCGTCCAAGGTGTTGCGTTGCAGATCAGCCACGCTGTCCCAAGACTGACATGGAAAAGTTTCGCGAGCGCTTCGTAGCTCGTGCCTCCGCGCCGAGACTCGAGCAGTCCGGCGATTTGTTCTTCGGAAAGCCTCTGCCCGTACCCTCCTGGCCGAGCGCGCCCCTTGCGAAACATGTCGCGCATGTTGTCAGCGTGGCTACCCAAGACTAAGTGCTCAGGCTCAACGCATGGCGGGTTGTCACACAAATGCATCACCTCCATCCCCTTAGGAATGGGGCCATGTGTCAATCGCCAGGCCACACGATGCGCCGACTGCTCTTTCCCCTGCCACGTCAGGCGACCATAACCGTACCCGATCGTCTTTTTAGTCCACACAAGGCACCCTGATGCTTCGCGGCGGGCCTGTTTCCAAAACCGAGCAGGGTCATCGAAACGCGCGAGTTGCGCATGGCTTACGGAACAGTACTGGCGACGGTACTGATCGCCTGTCAGTAAGGCATTGCACCACCCACACCGGTGGCATGGGCAATCGCAGTCATCGGTACACTGAATTCGCATCGCAGGTCACCTCCTGTGGTGCCAGACTCCCGGCCGGTAGCACGGTGCGGGAGTCTCGGTAAGAGGCATTATGGCAGACCTGCTGCCCGACGTCCCCGCGGATCTCTGGAACAATTTCTCGGCGGGCCAGTTCGCGGACGCCGTGGGCGAGAAGATCAGCTCGCTGCCCGGCGACATCAGCCAGGGCGTGCAGGACGCGCTGGCTCCACCGGCTGCAATGCCAACTCCCCCGGTGGAGCCAGCACCCGCCCCGCCACCACCACCTGCGCCAGCTCCTGCTCCGGCGCCCATGGACACGGCACCCCCGCCGCCACCCGACATCCCACCTCCACCACCGGACCTGAGCGCACCGCCGCCGGACGTGACGCCGGCTCCAGCGGACATCACTGCGCCCGCTCCAGATCAAACGCCGACACCCGCGCCGGCTCCGACGGACACGGGGCCACCACCACCACCGGCTCCAGCGGATACCACGCCCCCGCCGCCATCTCCCTCACCTCCTCCGACTCCGTCGACGAGCCAGGGTCAGGCCTTCGATCCGATCGGGGCGGCGATGGGCGCGGCGGACGCGGCGGGTGCCGACATGGGGCAGTTCACCCAGGCGCTCAACCAGCACCTGAGCACAGCGGGCGGCGACGTGGTCGGCGCGGCACTGGGAGCGGCCGACGCCGCGGGCGCG